AAGCCTCTTGCGATGTGTGGTTGCATAAAAGGTAGGAAACTACAGATTGCAGGTACCATCAGGGCTAGTAAAACGAACTCGTCTTTCCAGCTACCCTTCATTTGGTCAACTGCAGAGGCCTCCCACGCAACTTTTCCTGCTATTTGTTGCTCTTTAAGTGACTTCTGTGCTTTTATCTCAGTCAATTTGAGGTCAGCTTTGGCTTTTTTAGTTTCTACGAAGCCTTTTACTGCGTCAGTGACCATATTTGCCACTGGACCGACTAAAAAATTAAGCATTTACTACTAATACCACTACAATTATCACTGCTGCAGCAACAAAAAGCTTACCTTTTTTGTTTAATCTGCCCCACCAATGAACTAATTTGTTCCATTTTGCTTTTATCATATCCATTAGAATACTCCTTTGAAGCCTTTTCCTTTAATAGCTGCACCTGTACCACGAACCATGCCGCCGCCAGCCATTTTCTTTGGCTTCTTGCCCATCATTTCTTTTGCCATCTTATTTTCTTTTGCAGTAGCAGGGCGTAATCCTATTTCAAGAACCATGCCACCGTCTTTCATGCCTTTGGCTTTTAGCCTTGCAGTTGCTTCAGCTAATCCACCTTGCTTCATGAAACCCATTTTGTTGCGAACTTCTTCTGGAAGCTTTGCTAATCCTGGATTTTTCTCTTTATCAACTGGTTTTAGATTTTTCTTCATCATGCCTCCATCTTTTTTGTTATCTGGTTTTTTACCTGCATCAATTAGATCTAGGTTTCTAACAACTTTATCCATCTGCTTCTGAGTTAAAGTTTTGTTTTTCACAGATTTTCTCATAGCTTCTTCTATGATTGATCTGATTCCTTTTGATGCTTTTTCCATTAGTGTATAGTCCTGTTAGTTTGTGTTATAACCTCGTATTTATAATTAGCTAATAACTTTAGCAGATCCTGAGTTTCTTTCAAACCTAATTCTTTGTTCATAGCCCACTGTCCTGAGGCTAGAAAAGCACTGGCAATGGCTAACGGATCAACGCCTTGAGCAGTATATAGAGCGTGCATTGTTTGAAACTCTTGCATCAAAGCTTTAACTGCCTCCCTATCAACTTTTTCCCAAGGACTCTCATCTTTTTTTGTTTTTCTTTTTGCCATTTTTTTGTTTACCTGCTTTTTGTAGTGCAATAGCAATCGCTTGCTTTTGAGGTTTACCCTCTCTTCTTAGTTTAGATATATTAGCACTTATTGTGCGATTACTACTACCTTTTTTTAGAGGCATCTATTCGCTCTCTTTGAATGGCGGTTCTTTGATTTTGAATGTTTTGTTGTTGTGCAAGTCTTGCAGCTTCTCTAGCGTTCATTGATACTAATTTATCTTCTTCTAGTTTTCTTTTTGCTAAATCATCTGCTGCGTCTAAATTAATTTTTTGTTCATCTAAATCTAATTCTCTTTGCTTGATGGCAACTAATGGATCTTGTGGAGTGCCAAAACCAACTGCCTCTTGCTCCTCTGCAACCATATCTTCTATCTTCGCTGCAACTTTAACTGCAACTTGTTTTTCGATTTGTGCTTGGAACTGTGCTTGTAGTTCTGGTGGAACTTGTCCGCCAAACTTAGCAGCTTGTTTTTGTAACTCTGGACCTGACTCCATCATGACTTCATTTCTAGCTTGAGCTGATACGTGCTCTACAATATGTGATTGTAAAATAGTTGCAACCTGAGGATTATTTCTAACTAACAAAGAACTCATGAAAGCTCTGTGTGCTTCGATGTGTGCGTCGTGATCTTGATCTGCAAACACAACTAAATTTTGTAAACGAAGTGCCTGTGCTCCTTCAAGTCCTGGATCTAGAGGTTGAGGTTTTGCAGGCGGAGGTAAGATCGCTTCTATTTGTTGAACACCTAATGCCATATACATTCTTCGATATGCTTCGTATAAATTGTGAACTTGTGGATTGCTTTGTGCTAATTGTAATTGTGTTTGTGCCAACATAATTCTTTGTGACATAGAAAAGATGTTAGGATCAGAAACAGGAACTACATCTACCCTGTCATCAAAGTCAGTTGCCTTGACCATTCTGTTTCCGCCAGAAACGTTATACGGATACTCTGGTGGTAGTGCTGTTGCAAATAATTTTGCTAGTAATTCAAACTCTTCTTTTTGTGCGTTGTGACATCTTTTGTGAATCGCTGACATCACTTTGGATCCTTGTTCTAATAACGCCATAGTTGTTCCAACAGGGTTGGCTTGTGAACCATCGCCCACTTTCATATCTGCAATAGCAGCGAACCTTCGACCAGCGTCCACGACAAAACCTAAAAGTTGAAATAAAGTTCCGTCTGGTCCTTTGTATGGTAAAGGCATCAACGCATTTCTAAGATCTCCCCCTGGTGCATCGACATCTCTAAATTCGCCAGGCATTAAAGGTTCTTCATCATCTCTGACACGAAGACCTCTTGATTTGAAACCAGCAGGTAAGTTGGATAATGTACCTGCATCTAACAATGCTCGCAGTGCAGCTGTTGCAGTTCTTGTCAAACCGCCGAGCATGTGAACTAAACCAAAACCATAAAATCCAAGACCAGGTAAAAACTTAAAATGGACAAAATATTTTTGTCTTCTAAATAGTGGATCGTTTTGTAGATAGTTTCTATAGATAGATAAAATTTTTCCTGTGCCTTGTTCTAGTGTTACAACGTAAGGTAACTTTAGTCCTGTTGGCTCTCCGTCCTTACCAATATTTTCAAAACCTTCTAAATTTAAATCAACGTGCATTTCTAATAATTGATACTGACCAGAGTATTCAGATTTTTTTACACCTTCTAACTCGTCGTACTTTTCTTGTATGTCGGAGTATGAAGAATACAACTCGTCGTTTTCATCAATTTCTATATCTCTGTAAAAACCAGAAATCATTTGTCGTCTTAAATCGTTTGGTGAAATTTTTATAACGTGAGTGATTCTTTCTGCATCATCTAATTCTGATGCGCCATAGTTCACAACTAAATCTTCACTCGGAATAAATTTTGCACACGGTCTTCCCATGTTGCCATCGTAGTAAACTTTTTTAAATGCACTACCTGCGAGTGGTAGATGAAATAAAAGTTGATCCATCTCTGGATCGTATTCTTTCATTTTATACATCAACTGATAGTTCATAAATTCTTTGACTCGCTCTGCTTGTTGTTCCATCATATCTGTCACTTCTCCTAAGATAGAAGTTTTGACAGGACCGCCTGCAGGCAAGAGTTCTTTGTAAGCTCCTGCTTGAAACTGTGTGACGGCCTCTGCTAATAGTGGATGAGAAACTGATGCTGCACCTCTGAACGGTTCAGAGCGTTCTGTGTAATTGAAACCTAATAAATCTAAACCTTTGACATAACCTTGCTCCCAATCTTTTCTAGATGTGTGATCGACAGAGAACTGTGATCGAAGATCGTTTGAAAGTTTTGCTAAAGTTTCTTCTGGTATTGCCTCTGCTAAATTATCTGCGAATCCTCCTCCAGTGTCCATGGGCGACGGACCAAGAGAAAGTACCTCTTCTTCGCCTTCAACTTCAACCTCCATGGGTTGCGTTGTCTCTAAAGTTATATCGTCTTCAATACCTGCGGGAGCTTCGTTTAATGTTTTGTCAACTTCTGCCATTCAATCTTTATACCTTATGCACCATAAAAAGCAATCTTACGTCTAGGTATTTCATCTACCTGTTCATCGTAATCATGGACAAGAGCACCGAACTGTCGATAACGCATCAGCGCCTGTGTGGTGCTATCTACATAGTCGTCGTTTCTACCATACGGGAAAGCAGCACATTCTTCAATAACATCTTCTGCCCATTTGTAAGCAGGATACCAAACCATGCCTGACTCAAACAAAGGAGCCACAGAGTTCACACGCACAAGCTTATCGTTTCCACGACTCGGTGTAAAATTAATCACGGGTATACCCATGGATTGTAGTTCGTGTGTGAGTGGTAGTCCTGTTGCTTTTGCCTCGATGATAATCTGTTCTGGTTGCCAGTATTGATTTTTCTCTAGCGCTATGCGTTTCAATTCAGGGAAGTCCCATCTGCCTTTGTCGGCTTCGACTAAAATTAAATTCTGTTTTGCTGTTACTTCGTTGTAAAAAACTCCCCATGTTGTGATCGCTGAGAAGTCTGCTGTCGTCTTACTAGAAAAAGCTGTATCGTAACTTTGTATAATGTATTGAAGTTGTGGTAACTTATCTTGTTTCCATTCTTGCCACCACTCTCGTTTAATAATACTTGTCTCTTCTGATGTTGGTTGTTGTTGCCATTGTGCATTCCATTTTGCTGTAGGAAGAGAAGCTCTGACCGCATCGAGTTGATCCTTCTTCCAATACTCTGGCCATTGCGGTTGTCCGTCGTCCGTGATCGCTGGGAAGTCTACAATCTCCCACTTGTCCGCTAATGGATCTTTAGCTTGTGCTTCCATTAATCTTTCTGTTAGATCGTCCTCTGACCATCGTGTCATGACCACGACTATCGAACCACCTGGTTGTAAACGCTGTCGAGGACCAGAGGTATACCAGTCCCACGCATTTTCCATGGACGTTTTAGACATGGCATCTTGTTCGGAATGTGGATCGTCGATAATTAACAAGTCTGCACCACGCCCTGTTATCGAACCACCGACACCTGCCGCAAAATATTCGCCACCATGATTTGTTTCCCAACGACCTGCTGCTTGTGAGTCAGCTCTTAGTTCACTATCTGGGAATATGTTTCGATACTCTTGTTCGTTCATCAGGTTTCTGACTTTTCTACCAAAACGATATGCTAGTTCTGCTGTATGGGTGGTTTGGATAATTTTCAATTTAGGGTTGTGCCCCATCATCCAGGCAGGGAAGAGGTAACTTGCAAATTCTGATTTTGTATGACGAGGAGGCATGTTCACAATTAATCTTGAAATTTTTCTATCCTTGATGGCTTCTAATTTTTTAGAGATGATTTTATGGTGTCCCCCCTCTATGAAGTCGGGCCATATAGTTTTTACAAAGGAGGCAAAGGATTCTTTTGCACTTTTGGCGGACTCAAGCTGAAACTTCTTTAGTTCTAACCTTTTGAGG